TCGAGGTCTTGTGGCCGGTGCCGTCGTTGCACTCCATCCACGGGATATCGTCCAGCATTTCGTTCTGCTGGTTCAGGATCTCGATCACGCGAGCCGCCCCAGGGCCGACGCCTGGGCTCTTTGAGATATCCGCCAGGGTGGCGACGAGGGAACCGACGACTGCCATTTTCAGAGCCTCATTCTAGCGTTGCGACCAGGGCCTTTTACTGCTTCCCCTGGTACATGGACGGGTACATATCGCGCGCCGCCGAGACACGCCCGCCACCGTCCCCGCCTAGAATGGTCCCACCTTCACCCATGGCTTTACCAATGCGGACGAACATCCGCAACACTTCCGGATTATTCCCCAACCCGTAGGTGTCGAAGATCTGCAAGGCGCGCTCGCTGCCGAACTCGGTGAACGCCTTGCGGGCCGCGCCCATGTTCTCGGCGAACTTCGGCCCGCCGAACTCCTTGTCCGCCTTGGCCTCGGCCGCCCATGCCTTGACCTGATTGTTGTGCGCCTCGATGGCCTTGGTCTGGTTCTGCATGTAGGCGTCGGCCACCACCTGGGCCTGGGCCGGCGACAGCTTGGCGTCGCGGAACAGTGGCGTGACTTCGGCGAGTAGATCCTTGTCCATGCTGATGCCGTCCGGCATCTTGATGTCGTAGGTCTCGGGGATCGGCTTGCCGTCTACGTCTTTCGGGCCGGTGTCTTCGGCTGCGGGCTCGCCTTCTTTCTTCGGCTCACCTTCGCCGGCAGGCTTGGCGGGGTCGCCTTCTCCCGGCTTGTCTTCTTTCTTGACGTCTCCGGCGACGCCCGCAAGGATTGATCCTTCGCCTTCCGCAGTGCCTCCCGCGCCTTCGCTTCCCGCGCTCGCGCCGCCAGCGCCGCCGCCTTCGCCTTCAGCGCCTTTTCCTGCGCCGCCTTCAGCACCAGCCGAGCTAGAGCCACCCGCAAATCCCGATCCGCCGCCATTGCCGTCCTCCGGGGCCAGCACCGGCCGGGAGCCGACAAGCGCCGAGAAGATGGACGCCGTGGCCAGGGCCGTGCCGCTGTTAAAACGCTTCGTCATCGTCGTAAGCCTCTTGCATGATCGCGGCGAACAGTTTGGGGTTCGCGCTCGACATCTCACGGGACAGCAGGATTGCCGCCTCGTGCCTGCCGGCCATTCTCTCCCCGACCACGGGCGAGAACAAGCCGAGATCGCGGAGGATCGAGGCAAGCACCTTGCGCCCCTCATCCGTCCGCATCACCGCCTGCCACACGCCCTCGCGCGACAGACGAGCGGTCTCCTCCTCGGGCGTCTCGGCCGCGCTCTCTGCGAACGGATCAAGCGGCACCGACGCCTCCCAGGATCTGGCTCATCAGGCTCGGGTTCGAGACTTGGGTATCGGCCAGCACCTTGGCGGTGTCCGCGCCCTGCTGCGCCACCTGCGTGACCGCCCCGGCCTGCTCCACCATCTTCTGGTTCTGCTGGTCCTGAGCCTTCGCGTCGCGGACCTTTTGCACCGCGTCGTCCGACTTGACCACGCCGGCAGGGACGCCAGTCGCATCGGCGTATTCGTCCACCGCCTGATCCGCGTCGAACTTGTCGGCGACGGACGGGTAGACCGCGACGAGGTTGCCGACGAACCCGGCCATGCGCTCGATACCCTGGATCGCCACAGCCCGCTGAGCCTGGGCTAGTGTGGAGATGAACTGCACCTTGAGGTCCATGCCCTGAAGCTCTTGCGGAGGCTCAGGCAGGATGCCGGCGCGATGCATGATGTTGAACGTGCGCGAGATGGCCGGGTCGAGGTTTTCGTTGTGCAGCCGCTCGATGACCGGGCCGAGCGCCAGGAGCTTTTCCTCGTGCCGCTCGTCCACCTCGCGCGCCGTGATCTCGCGCCGGTCGGACTGCGACATCATCAGAAACAGGTCGGCGAAATACACCTGCCGGATACGCTCCTCGCTCCGCATGATCTCGTTCGCAATCGCTGGGATCGCCGCCGGGTTCATGTCGTACAGGGCCGAGATCGCCGGGCGTCCCGACACGTCCACGCCGGACACGGCGGTGTGCTGCCCGGCCCGGTTGCGAACCTTGATGCTGTCCGGGCCGCCCTGGGTCGGCGGCGTCGCCAGCTTGTCCACGATGATCTGCTTGCGCACTTCGAGGAGCTGCAAGCCCTTCACGTCGCCCAGCGCTTCGATGCCCGGTCCGGTGCCGTACACGTCGTTGTCGCGCACCTCCCAACGCGGCGTGCAGCCTGGGAACTCGTGACAGCCCTTGCATTCGAGCAGGCCGTCTTGCCCGTCGCCGGCAGTCTCGAAGTAGACGCGCAGGAACGGTAGGCCACGCGGCCCGGCCACGTCCGCAACTTGGTGCATGTTCGGCTCAATTGCCTCACACAACTGCACCATGTTCTCGTAATGGCTGTTGTCGTACATGTTCATGACGGACTTCGAGACGCGCGTGCCCCACTTGCGCACACACGCCAGCACCGACATTTCGAACTCACGATACACGGTCGTGATGTTTCCTTCGTCGTCGGCCGCCAGATAGTATTCTCCCGGGCTGTAGACGTGAGCGCGAATGACGTTATCGTAGTTCTCGTCAATCATCATGCACGACGTGCCGAAGTCTCCCAGATCGCCATACCCTGTGTGCAGGCAATTGTAGATGTTCGACCGCGTGAACACCGTTGCCATGCGCCGCGCCACGGTGGTCAGGTACGCTTTCACGTCGCCGCTTTCGGCAAGGTCCGGATCGGGCGTCGTCAGCTTGAACCACGGACGGGCCGGGCTCGACGCGCCGGACTGCATGCCCGATCGCAACGTGCGGCTGGCGATGGTCGCCGTGGTGTTGATGATGTGTTCGGACTGGCGGGCGCTGTCCGGCGGTCGCCCGTTCTCCCAATACCGCTTCATGCGGCGCGGGCGGATGAACTTGGCGACCGCCTCAATCTCGTAATCGTAGAACGAGCGCAGCGACTTCAGCGAACCGAGCCGCTTGCGGAACGGCGCGGCGGGCAGGTCCAGCACCATGTATGCCGGGCGCGGCAGCAGCGCGTGCCGCCGCGTCTCGTCGTTGGTCGGAACCTGCGCCACGTCTTAGCCCCCGAGCGTCTTCTTCCCCGTCGTCCCCGCGTCCTCGATGGTCGCCGGGTTCGTCAGGAGGGTTGAACCGGTGTTACCCATAGCACGCAACCGGTTCTGTTCGTCACTCCGCGCCTTCGCAACATCCGCGTCGCCCACGGTCGCCGCCTGGGGCGGGGGCGGGGGGAGCGGGGGAGGGCTGGACTTGGAGCCGCCGCCGAAGAAGCACATGTGCCGATCCTTACGTTGTGACGATGACGTGGCCCTCGCCACGCGCCCAGATGTTCTGCGTGAGCGCGATGTTGATGTCACGCACCACGCCGTCGCCGCCCAGCTCATTTGCCGGCAGATCGGCGATGTCGTTGGGCGCATTGTTGCCCGGGTCGGCCGCGGACGCCTGCCAGTAGACCGGCCGATGCGGCGCCCGGTTCTGGACGAACATCGGACCGGTACCGAGATTGGTCCAGGCGGTCTTGGAGAGCTGCGTGCGAACGGTCGGCATTACGTCTTCCTTATGATGCGATAACCGATCTCGTCGCCGTCGCGATAGTAGCCGCGCGGCAGGCCCTGCATCGCCAGGGGATCGTTCGGATACGGATCGGCCGCATCGAACATCTTCACCATCTGGTCCACGATCCGGTTTCCGGTCGTGCCGCGGTCGCCGTACAGGCGCGTGAGCGTGTAACCGGTGCTGTCGCCGTTCTTGAACAGACCGCCCCCGGCCGGGTACAGCGACGGGTCCTCTGGCAGCGAGGGCAGGTTGTCGAGCGCGCGATACACGATGCGCTGGATATTCTCGTCCGGGAACTCATCGAACAGACCCAGGACCCATTCGTAGTTCGCCTGCCCCGCGGCCGAGCGCTGCGACTTGCCCTGCTTGTTCGTCAGGTAGAAGGGCCGCTCGATGGTCATGTCTTCGAAACGGCCCATGTCGGCTCCTACTGTGTTGGGTCTGCCGCGAACAGGTTGACGCGAACCGACCCGGCCGCTGTCCCGAATACGTCGAAATTGATCAGCGCGGCAAGGCTAACCAGTGTCGCCGGTAGCAAGCGCGAACGTTGCGCCTTGACCGTCACCGCCGTGTGGGTGTCCAGGCCTCCTGCCGTCGTGAAGGTGCGGGACGTGATCTGGACTACGACGGGCGTCCCAGTGTCCTCCACCATGTACGTAACCGGCGGCACTTTCCCAGAGGCCACGACGATGGGGCGGGCGAGCGTCCACACCGCGACACCGTTTACATCCGTCACCATAGCCGTACGTTGGATGCGCGCGGCGTGGGTATGGTCGGAGCGAGCGTACGAAGTCGCTGTGCCCGTCTGCCCGTCAAGAGCGGTCGCTGGCGGCATCGCAGTCGAGGCAAGGGGGATAGCGGCCTGGATCGCAGATTGCACCTGCGCCGGCGTTGCGAACGCCCCTATGGGCACGGGCGCGACGCCGGCTGCTGACTGTGCCCTGACTTCCGTCGCTACGTCGAGGGCGGCCGAGAAGCACAGCCCACCCGAGACGATGCCAAGCGCGATGAGAAACCAGACGCGGGACCGCAACATGACCACCCCCACCTCAGATCAGTTGGCCGTGTAACTCGTGTCTAGAGCAATCGTGTTCGTCGCCCCGGCCGTATTCGTGAACACGGCTCGATGATAGCGGAACAGGATCGGCACCGTCACCAGCCCAGGCACGCCCGCGGCGACGGTCGCTTGGCCGACAGTGACGAGGCTGGTGAAATTATCTGTCGAGCCCTGGACGATCAGCGTACCCGCTGCGGTCGCGTTGACGACGGCATTGAACCGAGCCCATGGAATGACGGCTCCGGCGTCCCTTGTGATCCCGGTGTACGATGTGGCGCTGGCCACGCCGAACCCGGCGGTCTCGTAAAACTGCAAGGCGCGCGGGTAGGCGGCCTTGAGCGCCGCAACGATGGAGCTGTTGCCGGAACCGGCCCATGCGGCGTCTGCCGGCGCGCCAAGGGCAGAGATCTCCGACGCCTGATTGGCCGCCGTCGCCGCGCCGTTCAGCGTCCCGAGATTGAACGTCGGCGTCGCAGCGAACGCGGGCAGCGTGCCCGAGATCCCGAACGCGGTATTGCCGACGGACCCGCCAGCCTGGAAAGGCGAGCCGAGCGCCGTGCGAACCTGCTGCACACCGGTCTCGGTGGCGATGCCCGCGATGGTCCCGACGTTGAACGTGGGCGTTGCCGCGAAGGCCGGGAGTGTCCCGGTTATGCCGACGTTCCATGCGCCGCTCTGGGTCGCCGGGCCACCGCCTCCACCCGAGCCGCCGGAGCCGCCGCCGGCAGACGACTGTGCAAGGACAGGCCCCGCGGTCGCCAGCAACAGGGCGGCAAAGCCCCCTAGAAATCGGCGCATGTCACATTCCCACGTCGGGCCGGTAGTGTGCATCCCCATTATCGTCTGATCGACTGCCCCGCAACTGATCGCGGGTTTTCTCGATATCGCGTGGTCCGACCGGCATGGCGAACGTGAGAGCGAGGCCGTCCGCGCGATCCGGCGAGGCGTGACCACCGCCGCCCGTGCCTTCGCGCTCGCGCATCTCGTCTTTGCTCTCCAGCATGATCTTGTTGTCTTTGTCGTAGAAGTATTCGCGCGTGGTCAACTGCGTCTGCAACACGTCATCGTCTGGGACCGCGCCATTATCCTCCAGCCAGTCCCGCATTTGCCCGTACATGTACGATCCACGATTGCGGTACTTCGCATCCGGCGACTTGCCGCCGAACAGCACGGCATGCACGTTTGGCACCTGAAGCTGCACAAGCCGCTCGGGCACGCCCGCGCCCACGCCGCCGCCGTCGATGAATATCGCGTCAGGCCGGTCGATCAGGGCCAGTTCAGCGATCTTGCCGGCCACGTGCATCAGCCAGTCCTTGCGATGACCCTCGGGGCGCAAAATCAGCGGCTCCAGCGTGCGCGCGTCATTCCCGCGCCGCCGGTAGATCGTGGTCTCGTCACCGCCCTTGTGGCCGATGTCCACGCCGTAGATCACGGGCGAGGTCGGCAGGGCCATGGCCTCGCGCCGCCGGGCCGCCTCGACGGCCTGGATCGTGATGAACTGATCCGTGCCCTGCGACGGGAACTCGCCGCGGATCTTCACGCGGATGTAATCGCTGTCCTCGCCGTAGGTCTCCACGTCCTGGGCGAGCTTGGCCTTGTTGGGTATGAGTGCGTCTCGGCTGTCCACCTTGAACGAGCGGTACAGTTTCGAGATGCGCGGGTTCATGTGAGTGTCGAAGAAGTATCCGCTCGGTCGCGTCGCGTTGCCGAACAGGAACTGCATAGGTTCGCCGTCAGTGAGTCCGCCGTCCTGTGTTTCGAATATGTTCCGCTCGATGGCTGACGCCTCATCGTTGATATAGAACGACGTGCTGTCCACCGCGTGCTGGCCGGCAAATGCCTCGGGCATCTCCTTCCGCCAAGGGATAGCATCTGTCCGCCACGTGGTCGGGTGCTGCTTGTGGGTCCGCCGCAGCGAACCGCGTGAGGCGTGGAAGTTGAACCACCGCGCCGTCATCCCGCGCTTGTGCCACTTCGCGATCTCGGCCCACGTCTTGGTTTCAAGCTGCGGGCTGCTGTTGGCCGTGACGATGCCGCGGCTGTGCGGCCGGGTACTCTGGATGAAATCCACGATCCAGGCGACTAGACCGCTCTTGCCTACGCCGTGCCCCGCGCGCGTCGTGTAGCGCATGGGCAGCACAGACGCCGAGCCGTCAAAGCCCCTCTGGCGGATGTCCTTGCCCCACGCTTCGAGGAAATCGATCTGCCAGAGGTCCGGCCCGTGGTGGTGCTCTAGATCGCCCTTGCCCCAATGGTAATTGAACAGGACGAACCCGAGCGGGTTGTCGAACAGATCGGCCATGATGTCGGCCAACTCGCGGTCGGCATCAAAGTCTGCGAAATTCGACAACATCGCCTTGCCCGGTTACTTCTTCTCGTCTTTGACGGTCATGTCAGAGCGCAAGCGCTCCAGAACCGGCGCGACGGCATCCTGCGCGTCCTTGGCCCGAGCCGAAAACACCTGCGCCTTGACGATGGCGTCGATCTCCGCGCCAGTGATCGTGACCGAGCGCGACAGATCGAGCTTGGTTTCGGCCGGGCGCTCCGGGGCGTGAGCCTGAGACTGGGGCATCAGGCCGTTGTGAACCTCCGGCGGCTTGGCGTCCTCGGCCTTCGCCGAGACGACGGATAGCAGCGCGAGGGCGGCGGCAACGGTCGCAATCTTGAACATGGTCTGGTCCCTTCCACGAGTGATCGCTACGGAACGACCCGCAGCGTGTTGTCGGTCAACAGGCGATAGATCGAGCCGGACGTGAGCCCGGCGGGAACGCCAGCACCTGACACTGGCATGTTGTCGATGACGAGCGCGCCACCGGTCCCGACATTCATGCGCAGGGTCTTGGACGACCCGTCGTAGATCGTCCAGACCTGACCGAGATCGCCCGCACCGAAGTTGATGCCGATGCTGTCTACGTTCGGCGTGGCGTTGTAGAAGATCCGCTGTCCGCCCTTCATGACGAACGCGGCACCGTCCGCGCTGAACACGCCGGTCGCGTCGAACACGGTTCGGCCCAGGCCGGCGGGCCCATAGAAGAAGTCGATGGGCTTCGAGCCGCCGGACTGCGGCCGGTCGTGACCCCACACCTGATCGACGGTCTTGGTGTTGTTCGTGCGGATGTAGTTCTTGACCGTGCCGATAGCTGAAACGGACACGCCGGCATCCGTGAACACGTACTCACTCTCTTGAAGGTATGCACCCTCGCCGTTCGTGTCGGCTCCGATGTTCCCGTTGTTCGCGATGATGGCCGGGTTCGCCAGCCAGTGCGTCGCGCCGGCACGCTTGGAGTTCACCAGCCCAAAGAACTGCTTGCCGACGAGATCGCCTTGCCCGTTGTGATAGGCGCGCGTGTTGTCGACGAAGATGCCGGATCTGCCCTGCGCGTGGTCGTTTGCGACGGTGTTGAAGCCCGCATAGTTCTCGAACGTCTTGAACGACATCCCGAGCTGCGTCAGGTTCGTGTAGATGTTCTTGGCTGGGCCGGTCGCGTTGGCGCTGACGTACGTGTACGCGGCCCCGCCCGGGACCATCTTCGAGAAGTCGGCGTTGTAGCTCTGGTCAATCGGGTCGGGCACGATTGGCAGAGGGTCGGTGATGAACGACCGGAAGGGCGCTTCCTTCACGCCGCCGTTGCCGCTGATGTCAGACCCGCTCGTCTGCTGCCCCGGCCCGACGTAGGTCTTACGGGTGGCGAGGTGTCCCAGCGTGGTCGGGTAGCGCCCCGCCGGCAGCATGATGTGGCTGAACCCGCTGGCCTCGGCCGCCTGGAATGCCGCCGTCCAGTCGCCGTTCACCGCAGTGCCGAAGTCACCAATAGACGGGATGTCGGCCGCGCGCTCCTTCATCGGTCGAGCCCGGGGCGTGCCGAGCGCCTTGACGCTCATGTCGCTGATGGGGCCGGTCGAGCCGTCTCCGAAGATCGTGATCGGCCCCGTCTTCTGGGCCGGCGGTCGCGCCTGGGCCTCCGCGGTCGCCGTGAATGCCAACAGCGCACCCAGCGCCAGCAGCGTCGCCCGAACCCTCATGACATACCCTCCACGTCGAACGCCGCCGGCAGGCGTGCGGGATTGTTCTGTAGCCGCTCAGCGAGCCTACGGCCAGCAGCGACGCCGAACGAGCCATCAGCGTTGCGCGGGAGCGGTGCGCCGATACCTTCGAGGCGGATGTCGTACCGGGCCATGCCGGCGTATCCGTCCACGTCCTCGCCCAGGACTTCGATGGTCGCGATATCGGCCGTGAGGTGGGATGTCACCTCGCGCGGCGGGTCGCCATGGGCGAACCACTTCTTGACTGGGCAGACCTGATGCTGGCCGTCTGGGCCCTCCACCAGCACGGCGGGCGGGTTGGCGTCGAACGAGATCGCCAGAACGGTTACGCCACGAGTTGCGAGCATGTCAGCGACTACCTTCGCTTAGACCCCAGAGGATTGCGACCGAAAACGGCAGCGTCGCCACCGTCCAGAGCATTGCCTGCCACGTCATCGCCTCACCCAATCCTGATACCACGCGACGGCGACCAGCAGCGCGGCCACCAGGGGCAGCCCGCACACGGGCACGAGTATGGCCTCAGTCATTTCAGCCCCGCACGTTTGCGCCCGTCCCTGATCGCTTGGGCGATGTCCACGAGCGCCGTCACGCCCTCGTCGCCGCCGATCATCTTGTGAATGCGGGCCAGCCCCATCAGGGCGTTCAGCTTGTCGCCGACCTCGGCTTCCATCTTGAGCACCTGTTTCGGCTCGTCGGGATCGTCGCCCGGCCGGTGCTGGATCTCGCACTTGAACTTCTTCAGGCCGGCAAGGGTCGCTTCGTCAGCCCGCGAGAAGTCGAGGAACGCCGTGCCGTCCGCCTGGACCACCATGACGTGGCCGATGCTGGCGAAGGCGACCTTGGCAAGCTCTTGCTCGATGCGCTCGGGCGTTGCCTGGATGCGCCGCATGCGCCCGGCCAGCAGCGCGTTGATGACCTCGCGCACCTTCGGTCGGTTCAGCAGGTTCTGCGCCCCTACAGCCACGGCAGGCGGCAGGCGGTTGCCCGCATACCCCGCGTCCCGGTACGCCTGCGAACCGGACAGGCTGCGCATGTAAGCATGCACGAACAGCCTCTGCCGGTCATTCAGGTCCGCCATCTGGACGAGCAAGAACTCCTCGTCCTCGATGCCATTGAGCGGATCACCCGCGCGCTGCTTTGCCGTCCTCATAGCCTGTCCCACGTCACCACATCACCGGGCGCGACAAACACCTGCACCGCAGTCTGCGCCCCGTCAGAGATCACCATGGCGTCATGGTACGTCAACACGAAGCCATCGACCACCATGTCGAACGTGAGCCGGTCGGCCCCAGGCAGCGGGCGCGTTCTGGGATGCATCGAGCCGCGCGGGATCTCGGGCACCGGGCGCGGCTCGCGGCTTACCGTCATCACCGCGCCGCCGTCGTTCTTGCTCATACCGTGATCCTGAAGGTTTCGACGCCGCACAGGACGTGCGTGTCCATCCAGCGAGCGCCGTAGTCTTCGACCATCATAGCACGCGCCTCATCGCAGTCCTTCGCGTAGAAGATCTGGATTTCCTTGACGTACCCGTTATCGAGCACGCCGCGATAAAACATCGTCATGGCTTCACCCATCTAAACGCTGTGCCCGGCCCGCCTCCGGTCCTGACGACTAGACCCTTGGCCTCGGCCTGCTTCAAGATCGGGATCGCTTCCCGCATGGTGATGACGCGGATGCGCATGACATCCGCGATGGTCACGCCGCCTGGACGCGCGGCGAGCTTTGGCAGGCTGTTCACGTCAGCGCCCGCATGTCGCGTTCAGGACAGCAGGATAGGGCTTGAGGGTGCCTGCGCTTTAGTAGCGCGAGACTGACGCGGCACCCGCAGCCGGTGCATTTGGCTGCACGCCCAGCGACCATCTCGGCCTCCGTGATCTTGCGCTTGGCCGCCGCCTTCTCGGCACTCATCGAGCGAGCAGCAGCGCGGCGGCGATGCGGGCCAGCGTCGTGTCCTTGGACGAGATCGCGAGGCCGGCAAGATAGGCGAGGTCCGCATCCGCGATGTCGGGCACCATCGGCAGGCGCTTCGGCGCTGATGGCTCATGCGGAGCTTCAAGCGCGATCATGACGCGCAGGCCGCCCGCTAGAGCGATGTCTACGCTGCCGTACCCCTCCTGCGAAGAGCATAGCCGCGCCGATACGATTTGGGCGGCTGCTCCCCGATCGCTAACGACATAGGAACGATCCGGCCGGGCGACGGCGTAGATGTGAGCGCGCTTGAAGGCTTCGGACTGAGCTAAGTGCCAATCATAAGTCGGCGAATGCTTATCGTTCTGCTCAGCACAAGTGAAGCTGTCCCTCATCTGCTGTTCCAACCACGCACTCACAGACGGCGACGCCGCCCGGCATGTTCCGCAGATGGTCGAGGGGTTCGTGCGCTGCCATGGGCAGGGCGTGACTGCCGAGCAGCAGCCGTCAGCCATCTTGTGAACTGTCATCGTTCGTCCTCGTGTCCCAACGGCGCGAGCATGGCGCGGCATAGCTCAGAACGCAAGAGGCCCGCCGGCCCATGGAGAACAGGGCAACCGGTGGGCCAAGTCTGGGAGGAACCGAGACTGATACCAGACTAGGCGGCAGACGCGATGCAGCCGGTTTCGCCTGGGCTACAGCCCGCGTCGCGTCTTAGCTGGCGTCGCGCTTGTGCGCAACCGTCTCGTGATCGTCGTCAAGATGAACGGTCAGCGTCTCGTCACCGATCAGGCTCCACCTCTGCGACTTGCCTCCCGTGACCGTCCACGCGGTTTCCGCGACATCGGCGTAGGACATGAGCACAGCAGCCCGCTTGCCGGCCGGAGCCGTGACCGTGACCTCAACGGCGGCTGGCGTACCGCGCTCTTTTACCTCCCGATACCCCGCCTCGAATACCGCCTTTGGCGACCACGACAGATATCCGTCCGGCTGATAGCGCACGAGGTAATCGCCGTCCGCCGGCTCGCCGCGCGCGAAGAAATCGGCGGGCACCTCGACATCGCGCAACGTTCCACCAACATCCACGAACAAGAAGTTTCGGTTATCGTCTCGGCGCTCAGTATGATCGATTTGGCCGGCCTCAACAATCTTATGGCTCTGATACTTCTTCATAACCTCGTCTCCACTTCTCTAATCAGCCGTTCCCGCAGCGTAGATCCGGCTATGTTGATCGCGTTATAGCTGCGCGTAACCCACTGTAGATTTGTCCGTCGATTGTCGAGCGTATCACCGTTCTTGTGATCGACCACCATGTTCAGTAGCCACGGCGCGCCGTAGGCCCGACGCGCCACCTCCCGATGCAGGAACAGCATGCGACCGGTGACGGTCTTGCGGGCGTAGATATTCGCCGGCCGCTGGATAACGCCTGTGTCTGGGCACATGTCGCCCGAGCCATAGGTATGGCACCACAACCCAGAGCCTAACGAGCGTGCCCATTCGTAATCCTCTCTGTCGAGCCAGCACCCGCAGTCGATGCGATCCGACAGCGAGAGCCAGCATGGGTCGGCGTCGGCTATGGCCGGCAGGGTGCGGGGATCGAGCCAGTCCACCAGGAACCCTTAGCGTCTAGCCGCCATCGTTGCGCTGGGCATCAGCGCTTGACCAAAGCAGCGGCAAGCCGGTCAGCGTGCCACGACCCGCGCGGCTTCACCGGCTCCGGCTTGAGCCGGACGTGCAGGCGGTAGTCCGTATACTCGCCGACCGCGATGGCCGCCTCCCTGGTAGCCCACACCGAACCAAGGATCGCTTCCTTGCGGCCATTCCGGTCTGGCACGACGCTCACATTCACCCAGCACTCGCGCATCACTCGGCCTCCTTCATCGCGCGGATCGCAGCTATGTCTTCAAGGCGCTTAGCTCCAATAGAGGCTAGACGCTCGTCCCCCGAAGATACGCGCTTTCGCGCCTGCCATTCGAGCGGCCCGTACCGGTCAGTCTCAATCGCACCGGCCTGGACCGCCAGGGCGCGCTTGGACATGGCGATGTCGAAGTGCGCCCACGAGGCGTTCCGGTGTTTGCCGAACGACAGCGTGGGGTGCCCCTGTATCCACTTACGCTGAACGCCGATGCGATCGGCCATCGCCAACAGCTCGTCGTCGCTATCGGCCCATAGGTGGCACATCTTCATGCGGCCGAAGGCATGGGCGGACGGGTCCACGTAGCAGGCCATCACTCGGCCTCCCCGCAAGCGCCGGCAATCATGAGCGCGAGATCTCGGACGGCCTTGCGATCGGTTGCCCCAAGCTCGCTTTGCAAGTGGCGGCCCAGCTCCTCGCGGGCCGCTTTCCCAAGCGACCATGCCAACCCCTGTAGCAGGTAGCCGATCTCCTCGGGATCATCCTCTAGCGCCTGGGCAATGTCGCCCCCGCTGACCTGATGGCTCAACGATATCATCCCATCATCTCCTCTATCCCAACCCCTCCAGCATACCCCGAACCGTGAGCAGGGCAACCACGCTTTTTGACATCATGTCAATTTAAGTGTTGTATAAATGTCTCATTTCCGGAATGTTATGGAACCTACAATATAGGCATTAGTTCCTTCCTCAAACAATATCAACAACTTAGCTACATCAGACAGTCATGTCTTTTTTTTATTAAACCCTTCCCCGAGATTAGTCTCATTTATATTCATATACCTTAATACATATTAGACTATGTTCGGGGAGGAGTTTGGTTGAAAAATCACCGGATCGTCTCCTGTAAACTAAACCCTTGATATACAAAGAAAATGTCATTCATTTGACAGTCGTGTACCAGTGTGCCATTCTACAGGTGAGACACAAGAAGGAGGTCAGCCCATGCACACCGCCGAACACACCAGCGCCCGGCTCCGATCCGCGTTCGAGACGCTGGTTTTCCGCGCCGAGCAGGACATACTCGCGGAGTTGTCGAACCCCCGCAAAACGTCCATCGTCGTGAACGAGGACCGCAAGGCGCGATGGGCCGCCGTGAACCGTCTCGTTGACCGGGGCGATCTTGTCGTGGTTCACCCTGTCGCCGCCAAGCTGACACACCGACCGCCGCCGCTTGGTGGCGCGCGCCGCGAGCGTCTTGAGATCCGGGTACGGCTCCCGATCCGCGATGATAGGGACGAACGGATATGAGCGTTGATTACAATCACAGCGATGTCGCGGAAGTTTATCGCAAAAATCTCAAGGAGTTGCGAAAGTTAAAGTACTCGCCAGAAGGCGACGAAATCGAGATTGCGACAAGGGGCGTGATATCTGCTCTTGAAAGTTTGGCAGCCATTACCGAGGCAAGGGGCTGGCCTACATCACGCGTCGCATTTTATATCGAATTCGAGGCCAAATCAGGCCACGAGCGGATCTAACCACCGGGACCAGGAGAAACCACGATGAACACGCACGAGTTCGAACGCGCCGCCCGCCACCGTGACGAGATGGTCGCCGAGATCCAGCGCCGCCGCGACTGGGGCGCTTGGACGCCGACCGACCGCCCAGGCCCATGGGATGCGTACCTGCCGGCAGGGGCCGATGTGATCGACCTCACCGAGCGGTTCGCCCCTCGATGCGAGCCGGAGCCGCCAAAATTGGACCGTGAGCCGGAGAGCGAGTTCGAACGGCAGATCGCCGCCCTGCTGGCCGAGAAGGCGCCCCAGTGGATCGAATACGCGACCTGGGGCGCGATCCTGGGCGTGTGGCTGTTCGTCATGCTCGCGATTTGCGTGCTGCTGGCGCAGTAACCTACAACCGCCGACCGGGACCGCGGCGCACGAGACCAGGGGACACCGTGCCTTCATTCGATAGCGATCAACTGCGCCGCGACCATCCACTGTCCGAGTACCTTCCGGCCCGCGGCATCGCCGTGAAGCCGGACGGCCGGGAGTTTCGGTGCCTTTGCCCGTTCCACGCCGAGCGGACGCCCTCGTTCCAGATCTACCAGGGCCGCAAGGGCACCCAGGAATTCCACTGCAAGGGCTGCGACGCCAAGGGCGACGTGATCCAGTTCGTGGAGCGGTACGACGGCGTGCCGTTCGCCGAGGCGTGCGAAATCCTGGGCGGCACCCGCGAGCCGAACGAGAACCGCCAGCCGGTCGCCCCGGCCACGCCCGCCGTGGACGTGTACGAAGCCTGGACGCCGGCAGCCCCGCCGAAGGGCACGAAGGGGATACGGGTAGGCGAGCGCACGCCGCCGCTGGAGAACCCCAAGCGCGGGACCGTCACGCATTACACGCCGACCGCCGTCTACCGGTACAACGACGCGGCCGGGCGGTTCCTGGCCTACGTGCTGCGTGCCGATTTCGGCGACCGCAAGATGACACCCCTGATCCAGTGGTGCGAGAACGGCGACAAGGCCGCATGGTGCCACCGTCCGTTCGTCGGCGCGCGCCCGCTGTACCGCCTGCACCAGCTTGTCACCCGGCCCGACGCCCAGGTGCTGGTGGTCGAGGGCGAGAAGTGCGCCGACGCCGCGCAAGCGCTGCTGCCGAGCTTGGCCGTGACCACTTGGCAAGGCGGAGGCAAGGCCGCCGGAAAATCCGATTGGAGCCCCGTCAGCGGCCGGGACGTGCTGATATGGCCCGATGCCGACCCCGAGGGCCTGACCGCCGCCCACGAGGCCGGCAGGCTAGCCACGGAGGCAGGCGCGAGATCCGTGCGGGTGATCGAGATCCCGGCCGACAAGCCGAAGGGCTGGGATATCGCCGACGCCATCGAGGACGGTTGGACCAAGGCCGACGTGGTGGCGTTCGCGCGGGCCGGGGCGCGGCCATGGGGGGAACCCCGAGAAACACCCCAGACCGCGCCCGAGCCCCCTGCGGCCGACAGCCAGCGGTTTGATGGACCGGCCGACGAACAGGGCGGGGAGCATGATGCGGTGACGAGCCGCCAACTCAACCAGCAATTCCAAGAAAAGCCACAGGAGGAGGACGAACACAAGCCCGCGCCGCGTGAGCAGCGCCGCCGGTTCCCCGTCGTCGGAGGAACCGAGGCAGGAGATCCGCCATCGCCACATGTGATCCCTGATGTCGAGGGCCTGAAAGAATTTGACGCTCACGGCAGAATGAAACCGAAGTCATTCACAAATTTTGTTGTGATGCTTCAATATCACCGTGAAATGTTTGGCTTATTCTCTTTTAATGAATTCACAAATCAGACCATTTTAACGCGCCGCCCGTACTGGGATAACAGCAAGGGCGAATGGACGCCGCGCAAGCTGGAGGATGCGGACGTTGCACGGGCTCGCATGTGGCTAGAACGCGCCCAACTGAACGCGACGGACAGCGATACACACCGCGCGATAGACACGGCAGCCCGCGCGCTCACGTTCAACCCGATCCGGGAATATCTGGAGGGGCTGAAGTGGGATGGCGTGCTGCGCTTGTTTGGAGACGAGACGCGCGGCGGGTGGCTCGAAACCTACATGGGCGTGAAGCCGACCGCCGGGCGGATTGAACGGGCGTTTGGCGCGCGTTGGCTTATCGGCATCGTTGCTAGAAATCTAACCGAAAACCCGGACGGCGAGAAAATGGACACCATGCTCGTGGTTGAGGGGCCGCAAGGCATGCTCAAGTCAACGTCCGTTAAAAGCCTAGCAAGCGTCGCTGGGGGCGTCTATTTCGTGGATGGGATTAACGATTTTACGTCTGACGATGCAAAGCTAAGCATGCAAGGCGCGCTGATAGTCGAAGCAGACGAAGGTCTCGCCTTGAAGCGCGGGCACGCAGATGCGCTGAAAGGCGCCCTGTCCAAAAGCTCGGATAAAGTGCGCGCGCCTTATGGCAGGTATCATGCTCTGTTACGACGAAGGTTCGGGATCGTCGCCACGCTTAACCCACAGGGCCAAGGCTATCTCAGAGACCCAACCGGCGCGCGCCGGTTCTGGCCCGTGCGCGTCGAAAAGCCGGCAGACATCGCATCCCTTGAGCGCGACCGCGACCAGCTATGGGCCGAGGCTGTCGCTCACTACCATGCCGGCGAGCAATGGTGGCTGACGGACGACGAGATACCGGCAGCCGAGTTGGAGCAGCGCAAGCGGTACCGCCAAGACCCGTTAGCCGGCCGCATAGACGAATACCTCTCAACGCTGTCATCGCACACGCTCACCGTGACCGTGACGCAAATATTTAACGTGCTTGGCATTCCCGCCATGCGGTACGACCCGGAATTGTTCGACCGCGTGGTAAACCATCTTGTTGTCCGAGGCTGGACCAAGACGCAGGACCGCGAGAACCCAAGAGCCGATCTATTCAAGAGGCCCCAGAAATGACCCAACGCCGCTACACCCTACAGGAGCAGATCGCTGCCCTGTCCGTCGTCGTCGCCGGGTTTAAGTCCCACGTCAGCGGCGGCGGGGATCACCGGGACGAGGTGATCGAATACCACCACGACGCCCTGGCCGCCGCCGTCAAAACGCTGCGGTTCATGAGCGAGCACGAACAGACGATCCGGGACGCGATCCGCGCCGCTCGGGAACTTGACGCCGTGGCGACCCACGGATAAGGAAAACGGGCGCGGCTCGTCCACGTCTCGTCTGGTCCCAACCTTCGAGTGAACCCCCGTCAGCCGTGAGGCTCGCGGGGGTTCTGCTTTTCAGGGCTCGGCGGATGCCCCCTCCGCGTTATGGCTGGCGGTCGCTATCCGCCCAACGCTCGGCGTCGCGCCGGATCTGCTCCCGGCGCTCGGCCGCGAAATGGGCGCGCAGGCGCTCGATCCACGCTGTGTCCGTCTCGTCGTCCCACCGCTCCAGTTGAGCGGCGACGGTGCTCGTTTCCATGGTCAAACCCTGCCCCCTCCGCCCTACTTCAAGACGCGGAGCGCCGGCCGGAGCTTGGCGAACGCGCCGGTTTCGTCATCATACAGGCCGGCGGCCTTGAGCACGTTCATAATCGTTCCACGCACGTCGCCCTCGAAACTCTCGCTACCGTCCGCGGCAACGTAGTCTTTAGCGCCTGTGAGGTCCGCGAGCATTTGGATTGCATACGTCACGCCCGCGGAATACGGCCCGGTTAGAGGGCTGCCATAATCAGGCGGGTCGCCAACTCCATATTCCCACGGCTTACAAGCCTCGCGCACCGCGTCGTCGCCCTGTGACATTGCCTCGTCTCCCGTGCCCTGTTGCCGAGTTCGATTTCTTTCCCCTCCGCCCTGCTCAGGTCTCTGCAAGTGCGGCGGACAGGACCTCATCCTCGTTTAGCCGCTCGTTTGAGTTACCCATCTCCGGCCAGAACAGCACGACGGCGTGCGGTGTTTCAGCGGGCTTTTCTTCGGTGGGTATTATGTTCCTCAACGCAAGAAGCGCATGCGAAAGTTCAAGCCACGCGTTCTGCGAAACGAATTGGCTTTCCATCCCTCCGTTGAATGTACTGTCAACCAACAAGTCAGCCTTGCGCACTACATCGAGGACCAGAGCATACGCCTCCGGGTTTGATTTATTTACGGGGTTCATGGGCTGTATGTGCTCCATCTGGCATCGTTTCGGGGTGCGTCGAAGGGTCGAAAAACGAGCCCTCCCCACAATTTGCCCCACATTTCCCGCGGGCTGGATGGGTGCCCCAAGCCGGGGCTTCACGCTCTTGCGCCGCCTCGGAGGTGCGGGCGGTTATGTGGGGTGCCGTTGCCCCACATTCTGACCCTCATCTTTCAAAACAGCACTGCTCGCTCGCTCGTATGCCCAAAGGACCGGCGCACGCTCCAGCTTGTCCGTCGCGCTCGGGAAAATCTGCGCCGGGTCGTCCCTGCTGAATGTCCGTGCAAGGGCGTCGCGCACATCCCGCATGTCAGCTTCTAAGGCTGCATAGTCGGCCCGCAACCGCTCGTTCTCGGCCTTTAGCTGCTCGATTTCCTCGCGCATGTATCCGACTGCCCTGCTCATCAAACCTCCTGCTATTTTGAAGTGGGCGGATTTCCCCTCTGCCATATCGGCAGCCTAAAGCCAGTGACAGTCCTCGACGGCCACGCTCAAGAACTGCATGCGCGTGAACCGCCCCACTGCTGTCTTGGCCCGCGCCACCGCATCGCGCGGCGCGGCTCCCTCCAGCACCATCAGCATCGCTTCCGATACCACCTCCTCGCGGTCAAAGTGCGCGCCGACGAGTGCCGTCACCGTGGCCAGCACGTCACGCTCCGGCGAAGCAGCCGACGCGTTCAGCACAGACCCGGCGAACGGCCGGCGCGCCTCAACGGTCGGCCGGAGCCGCAGGCGATAAGCGGGCCGCCTCAACGCGCGCAGCTCGCGACGCCGGGCGTTCACAGCATCGAGGTTCGCCGCCAGCCGGCCGCGCGCCTTCCGGGTCTGGTCCTCCCGCACGCCGGGCTTAGCCATCCACCGGGCATAGTAGGCGCGCTTGGCCGCAAGCCGCTCCTCGTCCGGTGTCTCCTCGCGCGGCGGCTTGGGTGGCCGCGCCGCTGCCGCCCGAACCCTGGCAGCCCTGCACGCGGCCGCGTGGCGGGCTTTCTCAGCCGCGTGCGCCTCCGGGTCCGCTAGCAGCCGCTCCCGCCACGCCTGCGCCCTGGCCCGCGCCTTGATGCGCCGGGCCTCTTTTTGCTCGTCCGTCATGTGCGGTCCCTCACACAAGCCTAGGTTCTAGCGCCGAAATTCCTTCCTCGACGGATCGCACCACTTCGCCGACGCCGCCGGCAGAGCGGACAGCCTTCACGAATGCCGCCTGCTCCGTCGTCGTCGCGACGCCCGGCGTCTTGAGCTCCAGCGCCACGAACACCGCCAACTGCCGGCCCACCATGTCCGCCGTGATCGTCACCGGCTGCCAGCCGATCACGTCCGACGAGCCCTTACACAGGCCGGCGTGCAGCGCGCGCGGGTTCGACAGCGTGATAAGCCCCGGTTCCTGGCGCAGGATACGGCCGACCCAGCCAACGCCTGTATTTTGTCTAAAGAGCCTCGCACCTTTTAACGTGGCCGCCTTCAATAGAGGATTGAGAATATCTCGCTCGTTCGCCATCTCGCAGCATCCTTTCCGCAAATTCTTCTGACGACAGGTAGGTTTTGCGCGAGTTACATCCGTTGCAAGCAGGCACAATGTTATGAGGCTCGTGTGCGCCGCCTCGCGAAAGCGCCGTGTGGTGGTCCATCGTAAGCGTTTTCTTTTGTCCGCAATAATAGCACTTCTGACCGTGCCGGCGCTTAATTGCATCCCATTGGCGACTAGACACCCAGCCAGAATTGGCGCGCTTGAGTGCTTTGCGGAGCGCATCGTACTGCCGGAACCGATCTGGGTGAGCAGATCTCACGGCTTTGCACCGGGCCTTCTCGGCCTCAGGGTCAGCCGCACGGGTCGCGGCGCGCTTTGCCCGTGCTGTTGCTCGCTGTTCTTCCGTCCCTGTGTACCAAGGCTTGCGCACTATAGACGGATCTCTGTAACGCGCTTTCTTGGCCTCAGATGCGCATTCTCGACACCAGTATTGCAGGCCGTCCGGTGCGCTCTTGAACTTATTGAATGCGGCGGCCTCTTTTGAGGAGCCACATTTGCGACAGGTTTTCATTCCTACCACCGCTTCTGTTGAGCTGCTTGTTCTTCGACGCGCCGGTTTCGCAGGGTCCACATCTTGGCGGCCCACCCCTCAGCTTTGGCGAACCCGCGCGCCTTGCCGACTGCAATCAGATCGTCCAGCGTCTTGCAGTCCCG